TCCATCCAGATTCTGGATCTGTATAACGACAAATAACACGATTATATCGATTTGATTTATTGCTGTTAGTAATCTTTCCCCAACTAACAAAACCTATTTCTTTTTCGTCTAATGTAAAATCAACCGGCGCATCATCTTTTTCAATTAGGACTTTTAACTTTCCGTCACTATGAAATAAGAAACCACGACATGCTTTTAATAGGGTGTTGACGTTATCGATTACTGAATTAGACGTATCTAAGCTAACGTTACTAGTGAATAATTTTCTGTTTACACCACTGCCACTGAATGTTTCTACTTGAATATCACAAATTGGTCGTTCTGACTGGAAGCTAGAAACAACTAGTTTAGAAGTGCTTAAACCCTTTCCATAAATTGGAGATTTTAATAAATCATAAAGTTGACTGATTGGGTTTTCTGAAGAAGTCGCAGCGCCACCGCTTGGAGTTGATATTTTGCGACCTGTCCACTCTGCTTTATGATCGGGTTGCCCTTGCCACACATCTGGCACCATTTCAGATCTAATGTATGAAACAAGCTTTCCATTGTACGTGTCTGTTGTGCGCTTTCCTGATGCGTTTAGTAATGGATCGTTATAACTCGTAATACCGTTTACAAAGTTTTTTGCATAATATACGCGGCCGCCTGGTACATTGAATCGTGATGATGATGATTGTTCATCGTCTACAAAATTATTAGTTATACCACCACAATTACCTTCACCCCACACAACAATCTGATGAAGCAAATCATTTTTTATATCATCGTTATCAGCGTCATTAGTTGCCTGATAAACAAGTAATCCTGAGCCATAGCCGCGACCGTACAATATAGGTATATTTGCATCAGTATTAGCCTTAGTGACATCAACGCCAATCTCAGCTTTAGGAATATCAGGAGTTAACCAGCCAAAAGCAAAGTCAAGGATGTCTGATAAAAAACCCATTTACGGCTCCCTTGGCGAATTGAATCGTCCGAACACTATTTCTGTTGTACCTAAAGAACTTCGGCCATTGCCAGATTTTCCCCATGGCACTGATTTAGTGGCTTTGGCTGTATGTTCAAAACCTGTGTCATTTGGATAGTGAATATTTTGTGAGGTGCTATTGGTCTTGATACCAGCCTGTTTTTCAAAGTCTTTCCATATGCTTGATACAGTCAGAGTGATTTCATATGAACCAGACGTATCGATTGACACATCAGACAAAAGCCCGTCGTAGGCTATTTCAGCGCGTATTAAATCGCCGTTTTTATCGTTGTATAATTGAATTATTTGTAATGGGTTGTTCATCCAGTTTTGAGATAAAAACAAACCAATAAATATTGAATCATTGCCGTCAATTACAATGTCTGAATCTTCTACTTTAGGCGTGCTGTTAATCTCAATTTCGTCAACATCAAGCAGGTAACCTGGTGAATATTTGTTGCCACTGTAGACAGTTTCTATGTCGTTATTAGTGATGTAGTACCACGTTGTACCTATTCTAAATTTACATAGCGTATTGAGCTGGACATGCTCTTTTAAGGCGGCTCTTTGTGCTGCTGTTACGCTAATCATCCCTGTTCAACCAGAGTAATATCAAACACAATAAACTTGCTACCTGATGCGCTTACATCCATGCTCACGTAATCTTCAAGGCAACATTGGAAAGATACGTTATTACCGTATTTAATTGTTTCGTTTTGAGTGGTAGTTTCGAATATCTCAGGCGTGATAGTGACGTTTAATTGACCTGATCCATTTGCGTTTTGATTATCAACCGCCCGGTAAACTTTTTGATGGTTGCTGTACTGTAAAAAATCACCGGCACGAACTGCATTATTTAAGTTATTGCTAAAACCACTGATGCTGGCTGATTTGGTGCCTGCATTATTTGCTGTGGTGTTAGTTAATCCGGTTCTTGTGGCCAACTCAGGCAATGGGCAAGGAAATTGTATAATCTCAAGGCTACCCTTTAACGAATCAAGATAAGCTGCAGCGGCCATACCTTCAGCATATGGTAAAGGTGCAGACGTTAATTCAATCATCCAGTAACATTTTTTATTGCCCTCCACACGCGAACGCTTATACCTATTGCCAGGCGTGCGAATGTCTACTACTTGCGTAATTGTTACGCTGGCAAAATCTGTGAGTCTAAAAGTCAATTGATTATCCTAAATGCAAAAAACCGCAATTAAGCGGCTTTATTTGAGTTTGATTTTATTTAGAAAGGTGTTTTCATTACTTGCTGAACCATGCGGCCAAACTTTTTACGCTGTCTATCTATCTGGGCAAAAACATCATCATTTGCGTTACCATATATGTGGACGTTCATAGTGGGTTGCATGATTTCGCTGTTACCGCTAAATTTATTCATTTTATCATTACTAGTGATTTGGCCCGTTGCTCCGGGAGTAAATAATTCTGGTCCCTTCTCACCGATCAAATATGTGCTGCCACCTGATACTGGACCGCCTTTTTCCCTTGCGCCTGCTATTGCAGTTACTCCAACAATCGCAGCTATAATTGCGCCTATTGTGCCTAGTGCTATGGGTGTTGCTGCCGCTGGTGCTGCACCGGCAGTAGCTACTGAAGTTGCTGCGGCTGCGGGTGCCATTGCCGCTGCAATTGCACCGCCTGATGCTACTCCTGCCGTTGTCAAAACACCCGTGGCAGCTGTTGCTGCTAAAGTCTGAGTTGCTATGCCTCCCGTTACTGCAAGAGCTTTAACACCCTCTGCGGCTGTGGCTGCAGTTGCACCAGTGGCGTAAGCTATTACCTGCTCAATACCATAATTAATCATTGAGCCTGTTAATTGAGTAACTATTGTTCTGCCTAGTGCCTTGGCTGCTTCTTCTCCGTCAGTCATACCTAAAGCCATTTGGCCTAATGTGCCGCTGATTTGGTCTTTTAAACCACCTAACGATTCCGATAACGTGCCAAATAGATCATCACCGGTTATTGCTTGTTTGTAACTTTCTAAAGCTGCAACGCCTGCTTGGGTGGCCTTTGCTGCTTCCAAGCTCTCTAATTGATAATACTCACGTATAACATCAAGACGCGCTTGCATTTGCTGTCTGGCTAGCTCTGCTGGGTTGTTTTCTGCTGCTAATTCGTTTTGCAGTGATGTAAACGCATCCCGAGCAAGCTTTTCAGTTCTCAATCCTTCAAGTAGCCTTTGGTCTGCTGCTTTTTTGGCAATAGCTGTGATCTTGTCTTGCTTTGATTTTTCGGCATCAATTTCTTTTTGATTTTTTTCTTTTATAACTTCAAATTCGGCTTCAGCTTGTTCATTTATCAAACCAATATTGTAATCTTTTAGCTCTGCTATTGATTCAAAACCGCGCTTTCTGACTTCTTTTTCTGATAAGTTTAGTCCCTCAATTGCAGTTAATTTTTCTTGGTGCTTAATAATAACTAGCTGATTTTCATCTGCCATCTGCCTTTCTAGAAGAACAAGTGTTTTTAAACCTAGTGTGTTATTTTTATCTGCTAACGACTTGGCGGCATCTTCTGCCTGCTGCTTTCTATCAATTGCCCCATTCTTAAATATCTCTGACTCGGCTAAGGTTTTCGCATTTATTGCTTTAATTTCTTCTTTTATTTGCTCTACACGCTGTTTTGCAACACTGGATACTTTACCGCCTGAATCAATCTTTTTTTGAATGATGCTATATTCATTAAATAGAGCGGTTAACTTTTCAGCACTTGTTTGGGCTCCCAGTGCCGCTTCATTCGCTATATTCATGCCTCTAGCAATTCTGTTAAGCGTATAAGCTACTGTGTCACCAACACCAGATGTTTGTGCAAATCTTTCTAGGAGTTCTTGCCATCTTTGGGATAATGTATCTGTAGCACCTGCCAGTCCACCAGCCTCTGCACCACCAGCACCACCAACCTGTTTTTCTAACGTGTCAAGGATCATTACCTGAGCTTGTGCAGTTTGGCCAGTGGCAACTAAGTTTTTAATTACGTCCTTTTGTGCCTCAGAAAATGAAACGCCTGAACGTCTTAGTGAATTTAAACCGAGTATTGGATCTTCTAATGCTTTACCTAATTGCAAGGCGCTGCTTTTAATATCTGAACCCATCACAGCCGCTAAATCTTGTGATAGTTTTATTGTTCTTTCAAATGAAGTACCTTGGATAGACTTAAACGTTTGTAGAACGTTAACTGCCTGTCTTACTCCGTCTACACTTGCTAATGTTGATAAGGCCACACTTCTTGTTAATTCTTCAAGCTGTTCCGTAGTTTTACCTGATGCTCCACCGGTTGCTTTTACTAGTGCTTCTGTCCGTAATAATCCTTGTTCCAACCTTGAAAAAACCCCAATCGAGGCAACTACAGCAAAAGAAATACCACCAATTGCAGCACCAAGCGCAACCCCTGCAATACCTACTGTGGCCATTCCAGTTGCTACGGTGCTTAATCTGCTGGAAATGCCCCCCATCGGACCGCTTAAAGTAGCGGCTGAATTAGCGGCTTGCCTAAATGCGTTAGACATAGATTTAGTGGTAGAAGATGTTCTTTTTTGGCTGGCCGCAAGCTTTCCTGAATCATTAGCCGCTTTATTTTGGCTTTGTGAAAATTTCACAGTTTTAGCGGTGGTTCTATCCAATTCTTTTTTAAACTGAGTAGATTCAACCGTCATTTTTGTGACTAGTTCAGCTAATACGGTTTTGCTCATGGCTTTTTATTTTTCCTGAGTTGTTCGAGTGATTGACTATTTTCATAATCATAAAACGCCATCCAGTATGTAAATTCTTCACTTGTCATACTGGATAGCTCACCTACTGTTTTGCCCAAATCTCTTGCCAATCTAAAAACAAACATCATGCCTTCAGCGCTTATCAGTTTTTTTTCGCGTCCTCTACATCTTTAATTGATGTTTTTGATAACTTTTCGCACTCAGTAAAAAGATTTAACAGGTCTGTTTCGCTAAGAACATCTAGCCCGTGAGCAATTTCCTCATAACCTAAAACATCAATCTGCCTAACACCTTTTTCAGATAAACAATTAGCCACCACCAAAAATGAATAATTCTTTTTATCCTTGGCGCTTTCGTTCTGAATTAATGCGATACGCTGAGATAAGAAAGGCTGAATGATTTCAACATCAACACCCAAATCCTCAAGTTTAACAATGACCGGTTTTACCTGGTCCCTTACTGATTGAAGTTTATTTAAAAAATCCATTACGATACGGATTCAGTAAACGTGATCGGTCCAGTTCTACGAATAACACAAGACCACATTTTAGTTGAAGGAGCGTCACCCGAAGATATGCCGTAATTTTTAAGAGACGCTGGAAACTCTAGGCCGTCACTGTCTGGATATGTTGCTTTCATAATACATGAGCCTTTTGACCGGGCTAATGTGCGAAATACAAGCTGTTCAGCATCAGTTTTTAGATAAAAAGCAGTTAAGGTTTGCTCGGTTGGAGAGTCCATTTCTGTATCGTACTGCCTAACAGTATCTTTTATGGTTGTGGTATCTCTTTCGCCCGATTCCTCTTTGAATTCAGGCATTTCTTGAATACCATTGATTTCAACAAAGGTGTCGCCTTCATCAACAGAGAATGAAAGTGTGGAGCCTGCAATAATAGTGGTAGACATTTTTTGTATCCTATAAAATGCAAAAAACCGCATTTAAGCGGCTTATTTGGGGGTTAAATTTAATGTGGTTTAGTTATGGTAAAAAGTATAATCCAGTGTTATTTCAGTTATATCTGGCTCCAAAAGCTGGTTTGATGATTCGTCATTTTGAACAGTTAGCATGATATTTACACCATATTCATCACCCCTAAGACCTTCAAGCTTTACAGTAATTAAATCAGCGATTGTTTTAGCTTGGCTGTAAGTTTTTGCCCTTGCTATTATTTGCATTGAGCTTTCAATAACACCAGAAACTCTGCCTGATACGTCTCTTTCTTGATTACGCCCTGTTTTCTCATATGTAATGGCAGGAAACAGATCATCACGTTTTATAATTGAAATTCTTCCAGAAACAGCGCCGCTAATTTCCGCGTCACCGGATAAAATGGAGTTAAGTGACCTTTCCATATTTTTTTATAGCCTGTAAAATTATGCGTTCACGTAAACGCTTAACAAAAATTGGTATTGATTGCTTATAACCGGCTTGAAAGCCAGGCAATAACAT